AAGCAAATCTACAGACAATATCAAACTTAAGAGTCTATGATTTGATTCCAGATGTTATTGTTCCGCCATGTGCAGTAGTAGGACAATTGGACTTTCAATTTGATGTTGACAATATGCGTGGTTTAGATCAAGCATCTGTTGATGTATTTGTGATTGTTCAAAGAATATCAGAAAGAACAGGACAAGACAAACTTGACAATTTCCTGGCTGGAAGTGGTAATGGATCAATAAAAACTGCTTTAGAGTCAGACAGAACATTGGGTGGCCTTGTTGATACACTCAGAGTTATAAGTGCAGACAGTGGTACATATACTTCTGGTGAGCAGTCTTTCTTATCATATCGCTATAACCTCACGATCTGGGGCTAAGGAGAGCAAATGGAATATACAGTAATCTCAAACAAGAAAGTTTGCGGTAAGGTAAAAGATGAGAAACTTACCAAAGATGATATACTAGAGGCAGGAAGTGATGTTGAATTTCTTCTTGCAGCAGGACATATCAAAGCCGCAAATGCAGCAAAGGTAACACCAGCAGTAAAAGAAGTACCAGCAGTACAGCAGGAAACAAAATTTCCTGTTTTTAACTCAGTAAATAACGAACAAGGAGAAAATAACAATGGCTAGAATAGTCTTAACAAATGTTGATGTTACAATCGCAGGAGTAAATCTTAGCGACCATATTTCATCAGTTTCACTTTCTTCCACATGGGACGCAGTTGAAACCACTGCGTTTGGTGGCGGAAATGTACCAGCAGCAGCACGAACACGACAAGCAGGACTTGTTGACAACGCAGTAACATTTGAATTCCATCAGGATTTCGCAGCAGGTGAAGTAGAAGCAACAATCTACCCACTACTAGGAACAGTAGCAGTAATTCAGGTACAGCCTGTAAATGCTGCAATCTCTGTTGATTCGCCTCAATATCAGTTCAGCGCTTTGATTTCAGAGTGGACTCCAGTAAATGGTGCAGTAGGAGAACTCGCAACTGCTTCAGTTACATGGCCAATCACAGGTGCAATCGTTAAGGATGTAACTCCTTAATCATGGCAAAAATAGTTCTAACTAACGCATATGTTGTATTTGAAGGTACCTATGATTTTAGTGACCATATTTCAAGTATAACAATAAGCACTGTGCATGATGTTTTAGATGTGACTCCAGTTCAGTCTGGAATCATTTATAAAGAGGTCATTGCAGGTGTTGGAACTAACTCAGTTTCTTTTGAGTTCTATCAAGATTTTGCTAATAACTCTGTAGAAGAGTTTTTTGGTGGCGTACCTCCGTACTCCTCAGAGCCAAATCGTGTAGGAACAAAAGTTTCATGTGTAGTAAGACCAATAAATACAGTAAAGTCTGCTACAAATCCAGAATATCAGTTTGAAGCGTTAGTAACTGAATGGACTCCAATAAATGCAAGCGTTGGATCATTAAGTACTATCACGGTGAACTGGCCTATCTCTGGAGAAATAATAAAAGACATAACTCCATAATACAAACTATACCTTGAAAGGGGAATCAAAATGGATGGATTAAGTATAAAAGTAAAGACTAGCGATGGCGTAGAAGGAGTATATCCTTTGCGTCCAAAGACTCTTGTTGCTTTTGAACAAAAGTTTAACAAGGGTTTTGCTAAGTTGCTTACAGAAGATCAGAAGATGGAACACATCTACTTTTTGGCTTGGGGAGCCATGAAGGATGCTGGAAAGACTGTAAAGCCTTTTGGAGAAGCCTTCTTAGATACACTTGATAGTGTAGAACTAGAGTCAGACCCAAATTCAGAGTCCACAGAAACAGCCTAACCTATACGGTAGCAATGATTTCTGTGGAGACAGGCATATCTCCAGTAGATTTGCTTGAGGCACCAGATGGTGTCCTTGAGTCAATCGTTATTTATCTCAAAGAACGATCAAAGGAAGCGAGCAGGTAATGAGTAAAGATGTAGTAGTGTTAACTGGAGTAAAGGAGACACTACAAGCATTGGAAAAGTTTGACAAAGATGCAGTTAAGAGTTTTAATAAGATTATTAATTCTGAACTGAGAAATGCTAAAAAAGAAGCACAAGGATTTGTCAAAGCAGACGCACCACTAAGTGGATGGTCTACTCAACCTGCTCGCAACCCTCGTTCTCGTGGTGGTGCTGGATGGCCTGCATGGGACCAGAGTGTTATCAAGGCAGGAATTTCATCTTCAAAGGCTGAGGGTAAAGTACGAAGAGACTATACTACATCAGCAGGAGCATTAAAGAACAGATCTGCAGCAGGTGTAATCTATGAATTAGCAGGTAGATCAAATAGAGGAACTGGTACATTTATCAGCAACCTTGAGAAGAAAGAATCACAGGCTTCTCGTTTAGTATGGAAGTCAGTAGATAAGAATAAAGATAGAATTGTTAACAATGTTGAGAAAGCCTTCAACCAAGTTAAATCACAGTTACAAAGCAATCTAGAAAAGGAGCGTGGCTAATATGGCAGTAGGTGCAGTAGTAGCACGAATCCTGACCCAGTATTCTGACAAGGGTTCTAAAGAGGCTCAAAAGGACATAGCCAAACTCCAAAAGAAGATTGATGCATTTGGCAAGAAAGCATTAAGAAACTTTGCAGTAGCAGGTGCTGCTGCAGGAGCATTTGCAGTTAAAATTGGTGTAGATGCTGTAAAGGGTGCAGTAGCAGATGAAAAAGCACAGACTGCTCTAGCACTAACAATTCGCAATACAACTGCAGCAACAGAAGAAGCCATTGCTGCAAATAGTAAATTTTTAGATTCTCTTGAACTACAGGTTGCAGTTGATAATGATGAACTTATGCCAGCACTGCAAAGACTGGTGACTGCAACAGGAGATCTCACACAAGCCCAGAACCTTTTGGTTCTTTCTACAGATATTGCAGTTTTAGCAGGAAAAGATTTAGGAACTGTTTCAGCAGCAATTTCCAAAGCAATAAACGGACAATTTGGTGCACTTACAAAATTAGGACTACCTATTGATGAAGTTGCTCTTAAGCAAAAAGATCTTAATAAGATATTAACTGATTATGCCAAAATAAGCAAGGGAGCAGCATATGCAGCAGCCAATACAACTGCTGGTAGACTAAAAGTATTAGCATTATCTTACAATCAGGTAATAGATAAACTAGGATATATTTTACTTCCATATATCTTAGATTTTGTTGACTATCTAACAGGCCCAGGTGGTCTAATTGAGGCTCTTGATGAGTGGATATATAAGAATGAAAAAGAACTACAAGAAAGCCTCAAGGGTGTTTCATCAGTAGTTAAACTATTAATAGATAATGGCGACAATCTAACAAGCCTATTAACTGTTCTAGTAAGCATTTCTTCATTTTTAAATACTTCTATTCTTGGTCTTATTAAATGGGGTGAGGTATTCTTTATTGCTGGTGCTGCTACTTTTATTTTCAGAACACTTAGCAAAACACTTGGTGGCCTTGGTTTTGAAATTGTTAAAAATGGTAAACGATTTGATGTTATGACTAAAAAGGCTGCTGCTGCAGCAAGAGAAGCAGCCAAAGTTGGTAAGGGCTTTCCAGTGGCTGGAGCAACAAAGTCTACGAGCCTTGTTACTAAAGGCTTAGATTTAATTAAGGGCAGAGTAGGAATAATCTTAAAGGGTCTTGCTCTTATTGGTGCTCTTTATGGCATTGTAAAAACAGTGACTGGACCAAGCGATACTGAGTTGCTTGCACAGATGAACGCACAAATAAAGAAAGATTTTGAAGCAAAAAAGGCTGCAGAAGAACAAGCAAGACTAGATAAAATTATTGCTGCTAATGATTTAAAGTTTCAAATAGCACAAGATAAAGCAGCAGCAGAGGCTGCAAGAAAGCAAGCAATAAGAGATGCCCTAGAATTAAAGGCACAAAAACTACTTGCAGCACAGAAAAAGAAGATAAAAGATCTTGGTGTCAAGGGTACTGTAGATGAAGAAGATCCTAAGCAATTAAATGCAGCAATTGCTCTTTTAGAAAGACAAAAGAATATCAATGCTATTGATAAGGCAAGACTTGAAAGAATGAAGGAAGAAGTTCTTCTTCTCAAGGTTAGAAATGACTTGGCTTCAAGATACGATGACATTCTCAAGGCATTAGCAGATAACAAGATAACTACACAAGAAGTACAGATTCTTGCCCTCAAGTGGGGTGTGGCTACTGAAGCAGTAGATGCATACTTGCTACAACTAAAGGTTATTGAAGATGGCACAATCTCAGATGATGAAGTCATTGCCCTTGCTAAGTCTTGGGGTAGCACTCAGGCTCAAGCAGCACAGTATCTTGATTTCTTCCAGGCATTAAATGACGGTATCTTAAGCGATGCTGAAATTGAGAAACTTAAGGCTAAGTGGAGTTTAACTGAAGATCAAGTACGCATGTACGCTGATTTTGTTGGCATAGTCAATGACGGTAAGTTAACTGATGCTGAAATTATTAAGATTCAAGAGAAGTGGAAGTTAACCACTGATCAAGTAGTTGAATACATTAAGAAGATTGGTTCTCCAGTTTCTTATTCAGGTAGCCTAATTGATCCTGCCAGAGCAGCAGAAATTGGATGGCTAAGTGCTACAGCAGCATTAGAAAGATATTTAGCACTTCTTAAGGCTGGCACTGGGACTGTAGTTGTTCCTCCAACAGTAGTTCCTCCAGTAGTAGTTCCTCCAGTAGTAACTCCTCAAGGCCCTTGTGGAACTGCAAGACCTTACTATAACTATTACACAGGTGAGTGCGTAGCAACAGCAGCAGATATCAAGCCTAGAGGATCATCTACTGATTCTTCAGGTCTTGGTGGCAGTAAGACAGACTCAGCAGCGTCAGCAGCAGCAGCAAATGCATACGCAGTTGCAAAAGCAGCAGGAGATACAGCA